AGTTGGCTACGGTGTTAGCGGATTTGAGATTGACAAGGATATTTTGGTTCGTGGAAATCGTATCTATAGCCCAGAAACATGCGCCTTCGTGCCGGGGCAGATCAACTCCTGCATCATCCCAAAAGTGAGCAAGAAAGCAAACCTGCCAACTGGCATCAAGATAGATGGACGAGGTTTTGTGGCGCAGATCATGGTGAAGCCGAAGACTATCTACCTTGGGAAATATCCGACAAAGGAGGAAGCTTTTGCTGCGTACAAGGAGGCCAAGGAACAGAGAATCAAAGAGGTTGCCAAGCAATGGCAGCCAATGATCGACAGCCGTGTTTTCGATGCCTTGATGGCGTGGGAAATTAAAATCACTGATTAGGAATAAACCATGAAAAAAGAAAACAGTGTGACCAGCGCCACCGATGCAAGCTGCTTCGTCTGCGGCAATGCCATCGGCCACGAACTGGACTGCCCGAACCATCCAGCAAACCGGCCGGAAGTCTGGTCCAGCCCAGCGCAAACCACGCCAGAGGGAGGGAGAGAGTTGCCGCCGCTGCCGAAGAATTTCGGGCTTTTCAACATCGACGGGCCTGACGGTCATCGTATCAAAGGCTACACCGCCGACCAGATGCGCGACTACGCCCGCGCCGCTTTTTCGGCCACCCAGCAGGCAGAAGAGCCAGTGGCATACATGTTCGATGTGCATTGCCCGCGCTTGGGGCAGCGCCGACAGTTCGCGGCCATAGACTACGATCTGCAAGCCGATGAGCGCCTTGTGGCTAAGATGCCGCTTTATGACCGCGCAGCACCGCTACAGCAGGAAGAGTAAAATGTGATCTACGTCACATAATGTAGATCGTGTGCTATACCAGTTTTGATAATTTCAAGACTATTAGCATCTGATGTGACCTGAGCCAATTCAGCTCGGGTCACAGTATCCTGGCCTCCGGTATATTGGAGTGATACTGAGATGAATGCAGACATATTCGTTTTATTCATCAAAAAATCATGTGCAGCGGCCTCAGCATTTGGGGCTTCTACTGCATTGATGACCATATTCATGATCGAAGCGCGAGAAGAACCATTCGCTAGTGCTGCTGTATAAAATGCCATGCCATCAGCATCCGAATGGCGGCCAAGAACAGAGCCATACATAGATTCTACGAATTGACTATCAGTCAGGCCGCCATAAATCAACTGCCCTTCAGTCGAGTTCAGTAGATAGCCAGTCAATGCCTCATCTGTGACATTGGCACTAGCGTAGAAATCCACACCCGATAACTCACCGGCACGACCAAGAATTGCCGCATAATGCTGAGCAACATTGACTCGACTATCAGACCACGTCCAATCCATGCCATTGAATCCATTTACGACATAGGCAGCATTGAAATCTGAATTGCCGGAAAATTGGGAATATTTGATAATGCCAAAACCATTATTTCCCCAACTAGTTCCCCAGGAATTCTGAATAATATACGAGCCACCATTCAAGTTATCGTCGTAACCTACAACCTTCACCATGTGGAGCGCACCAGGGCTGCTATCTGTAAGTCCATTTCCTACTAGTGCTGACAGAGAAGATCCAGATTCAGCATAGAAATAATCTCGCGGATGGAAAGACAACATTACTTCTTTCCCCTGAGTCAGTTGCGCCTTGATCGTGCTAGCAATGCCAGCATAGTTTTGATACATTCCTATCTGAGAATAGTCACTAACTTTGTGTTTAGCGGCTTCTGTATAGACGGATGCTGGCGGGACATCGTAAATGCTATGCGAATAATCCCACATTGATTCAGGAGCAAGTCCTGTGGTTTTCGACTGATTCAGCATTACTTCAGAAAAAGTACCTATGTCACCATATTGCGGCCCAAACTCATGTACTGCCGTGCGCGCATCAACATAGCTTTGCATGCGGGATGCCAGTCCAAAGGCATGATTGGCAAGTTTCGTTTGAGATTCCAATACAGATGACAGCGTGTTCTCAGCACAAGTATTGTAGATTCCTTGGTCGAGAATGGTAGATTGAACGTAACGCAAGTCTATTTTTGAAGATACTGTACTCATCGTGCTACTCCTTTGAATTTAAAAAAGCATCGTTAGTATGCCATTATCAGAGGGATATCAATCCATCCGCTGATAATTCCCCATAGTACAAAAAATCCCAAGATCAAAATAGATAGCATGACAAATACGTCTTTGCCATCGATTTCCTGTACATCGTCTTTGTATTCATCTTTCTTCATGATGTTCTCCGCGTGTTAAGTTGATGTTACCGTAACACACGAATTGCATAATATCAACGAATATCATGACATGTGGTTGGTATGAGACCTCATATAGGTTCCCCATGTGCTGTTATCACATGTGAGAAGTATTGAGGCGATAAAATCTGAGCATGAAAACTGGAAATGTGGAAATGCGGGAAATTATTCTTTATTCGCTACTATTGGCTGGTGGCCTGTTTGGGTTAGCGATTATTTGTATTACAAGTTACTTATTGTTCATCCAATGATGAAAGTATTGGTGATAAACTGCTGAGAAAGGCGATTTTTCGTTTTATATCAGAGGTTTATCATGACTACATTAGTCAGTGGTCAAAGTCAGGACAATGATTTTGCTGAGCGTGTATTGCTTGGCACCGTACCAAACGTAAGCCGTATTACGTCTCTTGGCCTGGCAACAATTGCTACTACATCAGCAGTTCCACAAGATATATGGCCTGGAGCTGCCGTTTATCCATTCATGACGGCTGCTACCAGCCTTGAAGTCCTATCCAATAATGTCAACGATACTGCTGCTGGCACGGGCGCACAACAGGTTATCATTTCTGGCCTGGACATTAATTACAACACAATCACTTCTACTATCAACCTGAATGGCACAACGGTTGTAGCTGTGCCGACTCAATTCTTCAGGATCAATAGCGCTCGCTGTGCGTTGATTACTCCTACTACTGGCAGCCAGACCAATATCGGTACAATCACGATTAGAGATGCTGGAGGCGGCACGACAAGGGCAATCATCAATCCAGGCATCGGAACGTCTCAGCAAGCTATTTATACGGTTCCTAATGGATTCCTATTGACGATCCAATCCATGGAATTGCAGATTCCCGGTTCAGCAGGCGGCACAGCACGAGGAACTGATGCATTTCTCGTATTCAGGCAGAGCAACGGATTCTATTTCACCCCACGTAAGCTAACTTGCACAGACGTTCAGCCATACATGCTTATCGCATTAGATGGGATTCCTGTAACGCAAAAGACGGATTTCTTTATCCGCTGTACTTACGCTAGTGCCAACAATATGCAGGTAGGTGCAGCATGGGAAGGACATTTATACAAGTTGTGAAATAGTGGAATCACTATTATTTGAGTATAATCAACTTACCAAACAATGCCTTTATCTGGCATTTATTTAACCTAGGAGTTTAAGAAATGGCAGATCAAATGGATCAGACTGATCAATCCGATCAAATGGAAGGCGAAGAAAACGATAACGGTATTGATTACTGCATCGAAATTCGCGTCATGAAGACTGGCCAAGTTCTAGTAGGCGTCGAATCTGGCGAGCAAGAAGCCCAGGAAGAGCAGAACAATGGTCAAGAAGACGAACTGACGCCAGCCAAGTCTATAAAAGAGGCACTGAGCATGGCACTTGATATTTTCAAGTCCGGTGGTGAAATGCCAGACATGCAAGGCGGCATGGATCAGATGAATGCAGGCTACGGCAACAAGCCAATGAAGCAAGCCAGCCAGAATCCTAATGGTGGTTACTAATGAATCTCAGCGCACAACAGAAAGCCCAACTGCAGACCGTTGGTATTGATCATGCGATTGAGGGCAAAGTACCTGTTATTCCCCTCAATGAGACTGGTGAGCGCGTAACGAAAGATGACGCTGCTACCGGTGCATTACTGCAACATATCCTGGATGATATTGCATATGCAGAACAGGACGAGAAATTCTGCGGGTTCCAGCACCAGGCATTCTGTGATGCAGATGGCAAGATCCTGTATGTTCTTCTGGTAGCCTGTGAATTGAATGGTGATCAGCCTGTCCGTCGAGTATGAAGCCGCACATTCGTAAAACCCGGCATGGCTGGGAAGCTTTGCAAAGCCGTAAAAACTATGGAAAAGGTGATATTTCTCATGTTGGATACGGCAAGACAAAGGAGCAGGCAGTAACGAATTTGTATAGCAACATCGCGTACTTTAAACTGCGCAAGATGATGTTGGCTCACACAGAAGGATCAGCATCCTATCTATCTCTGCTACACGAATAAAGGATAACGCCATGCCATACACTGCCAAACAACATAGACTGTTCGAAGCTGCTGCGCATGATCCCAAAGTAGCAAAGAAAGTCGGCATCAAACCTAAAGATGCTAAACGCATGGCATCTGAAGGCGTAAAGAAATCAGAAAAAAAGGCCAAGTAATATGCCTGAAATCTACACCTACTCCAAAGGCTGGATTCGTTACTCAGGCGGCGCAGAAGTCGCTATTGACGAACGCTTCGTGCTCAAAACTGATTACGATCAGCATAACCCAACCGCAAAAATCTACATGCCTGACGATAACACTATCATCGAAGGCTCAGATTTCGTTGCACTTAAAGACTATCAGGCAGAATAAAGATGGCTGAGAAAGCGCAAAAGAAAGAACGCAAGTCTAATGCTGGCCGACCTACTCTTTATCGGGAAGAGTATAACGAGCAGGCTAGAAAGATGTGCTTACTTGGCGCAACTGATGCGGATTTGGCATCTTTCTTTGAGGTAAATGAAGATACTATCTACGAATGGAAAAACGTTCATCCGGCATTTTCCGATTCCATAAAGCAAGGAAAAGAACAAGCTGATGCTGAAGTAGCTGACAGGCTGTTTAAACGAGCTATGGGATATGAGCATGATGATGTGGATATTCGTGTCGTAGACCAGCAGATTGTGCAGACGAAGATACGCAAATACTACCCTCCTGATACTGCAGCTACTATCTTCTGGCTGAAGAATCGTCAGAAGGCGAAATGGCGTGACAGGATTGATCAAGAGATCAGTGGGCCTAACGGTGGCGCTATTGAGCACAATGTGAATATCACTGCTGAAGAGGCTTATCTTAAGATGGTGACGGGCAAATGAATTCTGGTATATATACCATTACATCGCCAAGTGGAAATCTATATGTCGGTAGTACAGTAGATTTTGATAAGCGCTGGAGAACACATTGCTCTCATCTTAGGCATGGGACTCATCATTCAAAAGCATTGCAATCTGCATGGAATAAATATGGCGAAGCTTCCATGAAATTTTGCAAACTAATAATTTGCAAAGAGGATATGCTTATCTTCTATGAACAAAGAGCAATTGATAAGCTAAAGCCAAAATATAACATGAAGATCAAGGCAGGTAATTCTGCTGGATGGAAACATACTGCTGAGACAAAAGCTAAAATGTCCGCACAAAGGACTGGAGTAAAGCAAAGTGCTGAGCGTGTTGCTAATAGGGTTGCAAAAGTAACTGGACGAAAGCACACAGAAGAAGCTAAGGCAAAAATATCTGCAGGTCGTATTGGTATTAGACATTCAAGAGAAGTAATAGAAAAAATCATTGAAAAGAAAAAAGGCATTAAATTTGGCCCTATGAGCGAAGAGCATAAAAGAAAAATAGGGTTGGCAAATTCAAACCGGCAAAGATCAGAAAAAGAACTTGCAGCATATGCAAAAGGTGCAGAGCGGCTTAAAAATTTAATTCAAACTGAAGAGCAAAAAGCTAAAAGGTTGGCATCATACATGGCAACAGTAGCAAAGCGCAAAGCATTAAAAAATGGAAGCTAAACAAGATTTCGATTGGAAGAATCCGAACTACGAGCCAGTCTATCAAGCACGGATTGATCGGCTTAATCGTTTGCGTGAGAATCCAGAAATCATTGGTGGCGTAAAGCAATATTACAAAGATAATCCAGTAGCGTTTGTGAATGACTTTGGCGCTACATTCGACCCCCGCAATCCAGAACGAGGGCTTCCCTCTATCGTTCCATTTCTACTCTTCCCAAGGCAGGAAGAGTTTATTAATTGGGTTGTTGATCGATGGAAGGGTCGGGAAGATGGCTTAGCCGAGAAATCGCGTGATATGGGCGTATCTTGGTTATGCGTGGCTATCGCGGTTTGGATGTGGAATTTCCATCCAGGCACGGTAATAGGCTTTGGATCTCGCAAAGAAGAGTATGTAGATAAGATCGGTGATCCTAAATCACTGTTCTGGAAGATCCGTCAGTTTATCAATCTGTTCCCAAAAGAGCTTCGCCCAGTAGGTTATTTTGAAGACAAGCATGCATCGCACATGCGAATTGTTAATCCAGAGAATGGCTCCGCAATCGTAGGTGAGGCTGGAGACAATATCGGTCGCGGCAACCGTACTTCGATCTATTTCAAAGATGAGTCAGCATTCTATGAGCGTGCTGAAGCTATTGACGCAGCCTTGTCACAAACATCTAACTGTAAGATTGATATCTCTACTCCAAATGGTTCAGGGAATGTCTATTACCGAAAGCGCCATTCGGGGAAAATCAAAGTATTTGTTTTCGATTGGAAAGATGATCCGAGAAAAGATGAAAACTGGTATAGAGAGCAGTGTGAAAAGAATGATCCTGTCGTTGTAGCACAAGAGATTGACCGCAATTACGAAAGTTCCGTTGGTAACGCATTTATCCCTAGCGAATATGTCAGCATGGCTATGTCCAAAGGGCCAGCAGATATTATGCCGATGGGCGGACTTCGCGTAGGCATTGACGTTGCTCGATTTGGTGACGATAAAACTTGTATAAGCTTCCGTCGTGGTCGTGTTCTACTGAAACAAGTTGTTCTATCGCATCTTGGCGTGGATCAGGTTGCAGCCAGAGCAAAGAATGAGATTGCAGCTTACAACGAAATGCCTGAGCAAATTGCGGTCGATACAATCGGTATTGGTGCTGGTGTGGCGGATATTATGCGTGGATATTATCCAGACAAGGTTGATCGCAATACCGGAAAGAAATATCCAATAGTTGTAGATGTTAATTCTTCTTTGCGCATGGATAACGGGCAGGATTATAATCTGCGTGCATTTATGTGGCGTGAAATGAAAGAATGGCTTAAAAATGCTTCATTGCCAAACGATCAGGATTTGAGAACTGACCTAACTGCGTTGCGTTATCTATTCAAAGCTGGCGAATTGCTGCTTGAATCTAAAGATGACGCAAAGAAGCGTGGTGTGAAATCTCCAGATCGTGCTGATAGCCTGGCAATGACATTCGCATATCCGACATTAGCCAAAAAAGAGCCGCCACGAGCAAAGGTTCAGCAATATTCACCTAGCGATTCAATGTTTGGCACGCTGGGATAACTGTATAAAGGACAATCATGGGTACTTCAGTTCCATTCCAGCCAGCTAATAACGCAACACAAGCTGCATTAGCCAATCAACTCCAGGCTAGTGCTTCTGGCTGTACTGTATGGGGTGTTGCAGGATATAACAGCAAAGCATCGGCTCAATTTATTCAATTGCACGATTCTGCTACAACTCCTGCTGACACAGCAGTTCCAGTCTTTAATCTAACCGTCCCAGCGGCTAGTAATTTCAGTATTGATTTTGGCGTATATGGGATGACGTTTAAGAACGGCGTCTATATTTGCAATTCCAGCACTGCTCCAACTAAAACTATCGGTGCGGCAGATTGCCAATTCTTTGTGCGTGAAAGTCTGCCATAATTCACTGGTAACTAATAGTGAAAATGGAGAAGTGAAAATGACTAACGTAAATACAACTGGCCTGACACAAGCGCAAGGTAGCTCGCTATTTGCAGGCAAAGATGTAATGCAAACGGCCTCTCCTACTACTGGATCTACCGTTGTCATGACGGATGATAGTAATAATGGAACTCTGGTATTAACTCCCGCTGCAAATTTGGCCGCTTTGACAGTTCAATTGCCAAGTGATGCCAATTCTGCGTTACTACAGATTCGCAGGATTAGTACTACGAAATCCATTACCGCACTTACCATGACTGGTGCAACTACGATCCTGGATGCGCCTGCTTCGATGAATGCGGGTGATTTGGTGTCTTTCCAAAAGACTGCAGCAAACACATGGATGAGAATGGTATGAAGTACATTATTTCAATTCTCGCATTACTTCCATCGCTGGCATTTGCTGATGCTAATGACATCCTCATTAGTCAGCGTAATCCAACTGATACTGGTACGTTTCAGCGCGTGTTGACATCTCCTAGTGGTGGCCAGATTGGCATTTTGATTTATGACCAGCCTAATCTTCTGCCAGGATATCTTACGCTTGGGACAGGCTTGACCGCATCTGGCGGCGTCCTAAGCGTATCTGTTGCAAGCCAGGTAAATGCGGACTGGAATGCATCTAATGGCATTGCTCAGATTCTAAATAAGCCGTCCATTCCAGCCGCTCAAGTCAATTCAGACTGGAATTCATCTGCCGGGGTGTCGCAGATCCTTAATAAGCCAGCTTTGGCTGCTGTGGCTACTTCTGGTAGCTATAACGATCTGACAAATAAGCCTACGAGATCCTTTGGCAATCCTGCACGCTCACTCAATACATGCTTCCAAGTCAGCTCAACACGTGACGCATTCGTAAGCTATAGCGTCGATATTGCAACAAGTCTGAGCCTGACTGCCGGTCAACAGGGTACGGTTTATCTGCGCACATATACAAATAATACATGCACTACTGGAACTCAGGAGCAGGCCCGATTTGTTAATGGACAGACGGGCACGCTGACTATTGGTCTGGCATTGACTCAGAATGTCACAGGTACATTGAGTGCCATGATTCAAGGTGGTTCATGGGTGCAGATTGTTTCCGAAAATAATACTGGCACTCCGACATTCACAATGCGATCTACACAGGAAGTATTGTTTTGAAAAAGAAATCGATCAAACAGAATAGCGCGGATCTAGAGCAGCGATTGGCTGCTTTAGGCTCTGCTATTGCTGATAAGCGCAAAGAGGCTGTAGATGCCCGTAAAGGCTCTGGCATTGAATCTATCTGGCTATCGTGTGAAGAGGCATATCTCGGCGTTGATGATATGAATCGCCACGAATATTCAAATGCCAAATGGTCTAAGGCAACAACAATGCAAGGGCCATTGGTCGAGAATCTTCCTCGTCGTGAAGACCATCGATCCACTGCCTTCGTTCGCCTGACTAGCCGATATGTTGATGCTGGCGCGGCTAAGCTGTGCGAGATTGCGCTGCCGATTGATGATAAGCCATTCAAGTTTGATCCGACTCCTGTCCCTGACTTGGTAATGAACAAGGATGATCTACGACAGATTGTCCATCCGCAATTAGGTCCATTGATGCGTGAGCGCCGTCCAGAGGACGCTCCGTTCAATCCAGATCAGGCACAACAAGCCGCACCACAGCCGCCAGCAGCACCACAAGCTATGCCTGCGCAACAGCCAGGGCAGGCGGCTCCTCAAGCGGCTCAAGCGCCTGCAGGACCAGCAGGCGGTCAGCAAGGCGCTCAACAGCCAGGATTTGGTCTGCAGCCTCCAGGCGCAGCTACGGAAACACACGTGCCTCTGACTGCTGCCGATCTGTTCCAAGAGAAAATGTCCAAGGCGCAGGAGGCATCGGACAAGGCCGAACGTCGCATTTACGATTGGATGGTTGAGTGTAATTATCCTGCTGAGATTCGCAAGGTTGCTCACGATGCTGCGCGAATGGGAGTGGGTATTCTGAAGGCTCCTTATTTCGATGTGCAGACGAATAAAGCAATGAGCAAGACCGATAAAGGTGTTGCGTTGCAAATTGTCAGAAAAGTTGTGCCTGCTGCCAAATGGATTGACCCATGGAATTTCTTCCCCGATCCAGCATGCGGAGAAAATATTCAGCATGGCGATTACGTACTTGAGCGAGATTTCGTTTCAGCAAAAATCCTGCGTGAGATGAAGGGCCGCTCTGGCGTTCTTTCCTCGCAAATTGACCAAGTTCTAAGCGAAGGCCCAGGCAAATGCAACATGGAGGAAGAAGGCGCTGGCCGTGGTCCTAATAAAGTCATTAACAAGAATCGTTATGAGCGTTGGACTTTTACCGGCACTTTGACTGCGGAAGAAATGGGCATTGTCAAAGATGCTGGCGTTGAGGATCTTCCTGATGAATTAAAGGATTGCTATTGCATCTGCACGATGGTGAATGACACCGTTGTAAAAGTGATCGTCAATCCGCTAGAGTCTGGCTAATATCCATATCATGCCCTGTCCTGGTCGCGTCGTGCCGGATATTGGGCTGGCGTAGGCTTGGCTGAGCAGGTATCTATGCCTCAGCGCATGGTGAATGCCGCTACTCGTGCATTGCTGAATAATGCGGGTGTTTCTTCTGGTGCGCAGATTGTTATGGATCAAAATTCCATCGTGCCTGCGGATGGTCGTTGGGCATTGACGCCTAACAAGATTTGGTACATGTCGGCTGAGGCAGGATTGGATGATGTACGCAAAGCGTTCTTTGCCACCGAGATTCCAAATGTTGGCGCTGCGATGCAGAACATTATCAACTATGGATTCAAGCTTGCAGAAGAGGCTACCAATCTTCCTTTGATGGCTCAAGGCCAGCCTACAGAGCGCATGCCTGATACATTTGGGGCTGCTGAACTGCTAAATGACAACGCTAATACGTTGTTCCGTGCGCTTGGCTATGCGATTGATGATTGCATTACTGAGCCTGTAGTAAAGCAGTTCTACGAAATTCTGTTGCTCGATCCTGATATCCCTGATGATGAAAAAGGTGATTTCAAGATCAATGCACATGGCTCTATTGCCATGGTTGAACGGGGTATTCAAGAGCAAGTGATGGTTCAGCTTTTGAGCATGACTGCTAACCCTGCATTTGGCATCGATCCGAAAAAAGCATTTGCTGAATGGATGAAGTCTAAACGCCTTGATCCGAATAAGGTTCAATACAGCAAAGAAGAGCAAGAAAAGCTTGCTTCTGCGCCGCCGCAGCCTCCGATACAAATTGCCGTTGAGCAGCTTAAAGGTCAGAATGCTCAGGCTCTCAAGCAAATGGAAGGCCAACAGGAACTGCAGCGTATTGCTGCTGAGGCTCAGGCAGAACAACAGCAATTGGCTCAAGGTGGAGCATCGCCGCACATCGTCAATGCCAGTGCCAAGCTTGAACAAGAGCGTATTCGTGCTGAGGCATCTGCGCAAATTCAGGAATCTCGTGCTCAGGCTGAATTGGCTCGCGCTGAGAAAGAGAAAGAAATTGCTGCGCAAAATGGTCAATTCCGCCTGGCAGAGCTTCAAATGCAACGTGAGTTGGAATTGCTTAAATATGCTAATGAGCAGAAGCTCAGCCTAGATAATGTCCGTACTCAATTGGCTAAAGCAGCTATTGATTCTCAGACCAAGCGTGATTTGTCTGCAGCAGAGATTCAATTAGTGCAGTCTGAAGGACATAATGATCGCGCACTTGAATTGACTAAACACCATTACATGCGACAAAATATCGATACACAAGATGGAATTCCTAAATGAGCAATAAAAGCGAACCGATTGTCAATGCTGCAGAACGTGAAAGCATTCTCTGGAAGAAGCTAAATGCTCATTTTGATATGACGATTGATAATCTTCGATTGCGTCTTGAAAAAGATTTGGATTTGCGCGAATCAGATAAAATCCGTGGACAGATCAAAGCATTGAAGATGTGCAAGGCTTTGGATCGGGATATTCCGATCATTGAATGATGTTTTAAATAACCGCCTTTATCGTAAAGACGGTGAATTAGTAGCTAGTGACGGAAACGCCATTGGTAATTTGACGGGCCAAATGCTCGTTTCTTTAAACGGAGTGCTTAAATGGACAATAATCAAGCGCAACATGAGTTTGAATCTGGTTTTAATGATGCAGACACAGCAAAGGTAGCACCACAGCCTGAGCAAAAAGCGGAAGTTGTAACGAAACCTGAAGAAACTCAACAAGCGCCTGAATATGCGCAAATTACTCGCCAGGAATGGGAAGAGTTAAAAGCTTCTAAAGCTCGCCTTGAGCAGTTTGAGCAAAGTAGCCGACAGACTCTCGACAAATTGGCAGGTAATACCGGCAGTCTTAAACAAGCTGTCGAAAAATTGCAGTCCCAAACGCAGCGTGGCAAGCCTGTGGAAATTACGGAGGATGATGTTAAGGACATCTCTGAAGAATTCCCGGAACTTGGCAAGTTGCAATTGAAAGCACTACAAAAGATCGTTGGCAAATTGCAAGGAACTGGTACTGCAGCAAATCCGACTGATATTGAAAATGCTCAGCAACAGGTCAAGCAGCAATTTGATCAGCAGCAGCTTGAACAGATGTTGAATGAACGGTTGAATTCTCGTACAGAAGAGCTGCATGGTTCTATCAAGCAGCAACTGACACAGGAATTCGAAGTTCGCAGTTTGAGCAAGCAACACCCTGATTGGCAAATGGTGGTAGGCGCACCTGATTCCAATACTGACTTTCGTAAATGGCTGGATACCAAGCCAGACCTGAAGGCCAAGCTATCGGAATCCTGGGACGCTGACGAAATTGGAAAAGCTATTAGCGAGTACAAATCCGCAGCCAAGAAGGAAAATGATCGTAAGAAACGTTTGGAGGCCGCTGTCGAACCTCGTGGGATTGGTGGTCATTCTCCAAGCTCAAATCAAGTTGATGAATTTGAGGCTGGCTACGCTGGCTAATCGATAAAGGAAAAGTAACATGACTATGCAAAGTTACGCCCTTACCCCTGGGCGAATTGAGCGCTTCAAAGGCGAAATCCTGAAGCATGCTAAACCATTTGAATGCCTGTCTCTGGTAGGCCGTCAAATCCAAATGCCGAAGAACAATAGCAAAACCTATGTGGCTCGTCGTTGGCTGCCATATGGTGCTACTGCGGCACAGCCTAACCAGTTCTTCCAAAATGGCACTGGTGACCGTGGCAACGCTCTGGTTCAAGCTCACCTGACGGCTGAAGGCATTACGCCTAATCCAGATAGCATCACGCCTCAGGACGTTGTTGAGGTTATCTATCAGTATTCGTGCCTGTATGGTTTCACTGATGTGACCTTCGATCTGTACGAAGATGATATCCCTGAGCAGATGAAGATTCAGATTGGCGAGCGTGTTGCGCTTGTCAATGAAATGATCTGCTACGGCAAGCTGAAGACCTCTACCAATCAATTCTATGGGGGTACTGGTACTTCGCGTGCTACCGTGAACGGCTCGATGACCCTGAACCTGCAACGTGCTGTTGTTCGTGGTCTGCAAGCTAACCACGCAATGCCGATGACCCGTATCCTGAAGGCTTCGCCGAACTTCGATACTTCGGCTGTTGCTGCAGGCTACTACGCTTACTGCCATACCGATCTGGAAGGCATGATTCGTGACCTGCCAGGCTTCACTCCTGTTGAGAAATATGCAACCGGTGAAGCTCAGCCAAACGAAATCGGCAAAACTGAGCGTTTCCGCTGGATCACTTCTCCTGAATTGATTCCATTCCAGGACGCAGGCGCGGCTGTTGGTGCTACTGGTCTGTATTCGACTTCTGGTTCGAACATCGACGTTTATCCAGTGATCGTGATGGGCCAAGATGCATTTAGCCAAATTGCTGTTCGTGGTTCTCAGTCGCTCGATCCTACCTATCTGCCTCCAGGCCAGAAAGACAAGTCTGACCCGCATGGTCAGCGCGGCTATGCTGGTTCCAAATGGTACAAAGCTACCATGCTGGAAAACCAAGGCTGGATGGCTGTGGTAAACGTTGGTCGTCCGACCTAATGAACTTCCGATGACGGTTTAGGCTGTCATCGGAGTTATTGGAGAAACCATGAAAAATCTCGTACGACAATTTTTGAATGGTATTGCGAACAGTTCTACTGCTCGCTCGCTGCGTCTGGTAATCGATCCTATCGCTGACCGTCAATCGAGCCAAAATATTGTATCTGGTGCTCTCGCCATTACTGGTGCTGGCTCTACGACTGCAAAGATTGGTTCCGTTATTTACGGTGTGGCTAACGGTGCGATCTATACGAAAGCAGCCAATACCAACATGCCAGCTCTGGTAGGTACTGTAACGAATACAAAGTTTAATGTATTCGTCTTCAGTATCGACAAAGCAGGCAATCTGACTACTCAAATCGGCTTGGAAGGTTCTGCGCTCAACACGGTAGTAATGCCAGAGCCAATCTTCAACAATGCCATTATCGGCTTCGTAATCATCAATCCAACTGGCGCTGGTAACTTTGTCGGCGGCACTACGGCACTGGATGATGCAACTGTTGTTCCGAATGCCGTCTATGTGAACGTTACTGGTGGGCTTGATGCCACCATTCTCCCGTAAAGGAAAACTGAAATGGATCAATTGCTGCAAGTCCCGCTGACTATGACCACCAATAAGGCCGGTCTGACTGCGGGCACTACTACGACTTACTCTATCACTGCCAATCCGCTGCTGTATGCAATTCGCGGCAAAGCATTTTCTAAAGCTACCGTAACTAACGGCGCTACTCCGACTACTGATGCCAATAGTGGTCTGGCCTTCAAGGCTCAAGCTATCGGCACTGGTTCGGTGTACGTATTCGGTTACGATGCTTCCGGTAATGTGAAGGTATCTCAAGGTTCTATTGAGAACTTGGACCCCACCGGCGCATTCTTTGCCGCACCTCTGCTGCCTGATGTTGTAGATACCATGTGCCCATTCGGTTATCTGCTGGTACGCCTGGCTCCTGCCACTGCTACTACCCCAGCTGTAGCCCCATGGACGTTTGGCAATAACAACCTCTCTGGTGTGACTGGTGTTACGTACACTTTCGTTGATGTGATGACGCTGCCGGATCGTCCACAAGTCCTGTAATAAGGCCTAAGCCTCTTCGGAGGCTTTCTTTATCGATTTAATTAAAGGAATAGAAAATGTCTGAAATTCAACCATCTGGTCGTGGTCGTCGTCGTGAAGTGCATACCGATGATATGCAACTGTCTCAAAAGGACGATCTGGTAGTTTCGTATGATGATCCTATCGAACGTGGCGAAGGCATTGCCCTGGCTGGTGAATACGATTTGATCGATAAAGAATATGAGGCTCAACTGGCATTCATGGAAGAGCCTGTTGTATGTCAGATTGAAGTGCAATCTCGATCTGATTCGCCAATGACTCACGTTCCTGTGTGGGTAAATGGCACTGCTGCTGAAGTTCGTATTGATGGCAAATGGATCAAGGCTGGCTATCTGCCGGTTGGCATGGAACTGACGCTGAAACGCAAATATGTCGAAGTTCTGGCGCGTGCTAAGCCTGATGAAATCTCTACCTATCACGATGACCGCCCAGAGCCAGGCGTTCCTGTACGTATCATCCGTCGTACGTCGTCTGCTTATCCGCTGACAATCATCAATGATACGGCCAAAGGCTACGAATGGCTGCAACGCATTAAACTGCAGCATTGATATTGAAATTCCTGTTATCGCAGGAGATTTAGATGCAGAAATATTTCAATAACGTGATTGATACTACTGGTGCGCCTATTGTTGGCGCATCAGTAAATGTCACGATTGGCAGTTCCCCTGCTACGGTATATTCAGACAATGGAATTACTGTACAGCCTCAGCCGTTTTTCACCGATGCATTCGGTTATTTCTCTTTTTATGCTGCTGATGGTGTTTATAGCATCACTATCAGCGGCGTAGGTATTACAACGCAGACATTTACCAATGTAACACTATTCGATCCTTATGATGGAATAGTGATTACTGCTCCAATTTCCGCATCAGCATTAGTTGTTTCTGGAACTTCTCAAGGGTTTAGCGTAAAGGAAGGCGCTAATGCCAAACAAGGTGTACAAGCGCTGACTGCTGGATCTGCGGTTGTGGCAAATACTAGCGTGACTGCGACTAGTCGTATTTTCCTGACTAGCAATGCTGATGGTGGGACGCCTGGATTTCTTAGAGTTTCAGCCAGGTCTGCTGGTGTTTCATTCACCATCACAAGTAGTAGTGGCACCGATACCTCTACGGTTGCTTATCAAATCTTTGAACCTGCATAGGGCTGATTATGTCTCTTGTCGTAAGTACCGCCTCAACGCTGACAGCCCAGCCAGGAGGAATGACCTTCCTCGACTTGGTTGATCGTCTTCGCCTTGAAGCTGGCGCATCTGGTTCTGGCCCTTCTACTGTATTGAATCAAAACGGCGAATATGAGCGCCTTGTGTTGTGGATCAATACTGCTTGGAACGACATTCAAGCTGACGAACAGGATTGGCAGTGGATGCGCAAAACGGTAACGTTTACAACTCAGAACGGCGTACCGACTTATTCTCCATCATTGATCGGACTAACTGATTTCGGCATGTGGGCGAGAGATACATTCCGATGCTATCAGAATCCTACAGTGACGATTAGTATTGCTAATCCTGCAGTGATTACTCTTCAATCGCATGGCCTGTCCACAAATGACAAAGTGCGGTTCTTTACAGATGGCGTGCTGCCGAACGGTATTGTGTCTGGCATCACTTATTATGTCTTAAGCGCCCTGACCGCTGACACATTCGTTATTTCGCTTTCAAAAGGCGGCGCACCAGTTGTTACGATTGGTACTCAATCCGGTACGCATACGATTACTTCCAGCAATAGCACTATCTTTGCTGGTTTCAATAATGAAATCTTCCTTTCGTATATTGAATATGAAATGTGGCGTAATACCTATGAATATAGTGGTTATCGCCAGACACGTACGCGCCCTTACGAAGTAACGATCACTCCAGATAAATCGATTGGACTTGGCCCATTCCCTGCAAGCGGATATACGATCATCGGTGATTATTTTTCTGTCCCTACTGAGATGGTCAACGATGCAGACGAACCCGCGTTGCCTGTTCAGTTCAGAATGGCGATTGTCTGGAAAGCATTGATGTTCTATGGCTCCTATGAGGGCGCAGGTGATGCTTATCAGCGCGGAGAGATTGAATTTAACAAGATGATGCGCCGCATGCGCAAAGATCGCCTGCCTGAAATTCTCATTCCAGGGGCATTGACATAATGGCGACCGCTCCAGCAGTACCAAAAATCCAGACGGAAGTATTCCCGCTCCAAGGTGGCTTGGATCTTGTCACGCCAGCCCTTGGCCTTCCGCCTGGGATGCTTATTGGCGGCGTGAATTTTGAGCCTGATATCAATGGTGGCTATCGCCGTATGTATGGCTATGAGCGGTTTGACGGTCGCACGTCTCCTAGTGCTGGAAGCTATTGGACGATGAAAGTCAATCTTACTGCTGCTGTTGCAGTTGGAAATATTGTTACCGGCGCGACTAGTGGCGCAACTGCAGTTGTTCTACAAGTAAATGGAACGACAGAACTCATAGTAACAAAGCTTACTGGCACATTTGTAACTGAAACAATCAATGTGTCTGCCGTTCCAAAAGGCACAGTCTCGTTAGTGCAGCTAAATGGCGCATCTACCAGCGCTTTGCATGCGCAATACAAATCGCTTGCAGCTAACAATTATCGTGCTGATATCCAGGCAGTTCCTGGCTCTGGCCCGGTTCGTGGCGTTTGGTATTACAACGGCACTGTTTATGCATTCCGTGACAATGTTGGCGCTACAGCATGTGCAATGTATGCTTCTTCAACAGTTGGTTGGACACTGATTAACTTCGGTCGTGAATTGCAGTTCGTTGCCCGTTCTTCTACTGTAACAATCACAATTGCTGCTCCAGGCGTTGTTACATGGAATGCCCATGCATTGCAAGCAGGCCAGCAGGTAATCTTTACCACTACAGGCGCACTACCGACTGGATTGACGGCTAATACACCGTATTTTGTGCTGGCTCCAGCGGCTAATACCTTCACTGTTTCTGCTACGTCTGGTGGCGCAGCAATTACTACCTCTGGTACTCAAAGTGGTGTGCATACTGCGACATTGATTAGCGTTGGCATTTCTGAAGGCGATATTGTCTTTGGTAGTGTTTCTGGTGCTGCTGGGACTGCTCGACGGGTTCTACTGCGCACCGGGACATTTGGCTCCGCTCCTGTCGGAACCATCGTATTCGACGGCATCATTGGAGCATTTCAGGCTGGTGAAGCATTGACGGTAAGTACGCAAGCTCGACTGCAAGCGGCCGCGCCTGATACTCAGATCAGTTTGCTTCCAGGTGGGCGATTTGAATTCACCAATTACAACTTCTCTGGCACTACGACTAACTATCGTATGTATGGTTGTGACGGCGTAAATCGAATGTTTGAGTTTGACGGAACTAGATTGGTTCCTATTACTACCGGCATTAATCCGGACACTCCTAAATACATAGCAGCGTGGAAGAACATGCTGATGGTAGCCGTTCGCTCATCAATTCAGAATTCTGGTATTGGACAACCCTATAGCTGGACAGCACTAACTGGTGCGGCTGAATTGAGTCTTGGAGATACGATCACAGGATTGTTACCGCAGTTGGGCGATGCTAATACTGGTGCATTAGCGGCTTTCACTCAAAGAAATACTTATGTTTTGTATGGAAATAGCTCGGCAGATTTTAAATTAGTGCTGCAATCTCCTGATGCTGGTACTTATCCATATGCTGCTCAGAATATCGGCTATGCGTATTATTTGGATACAAAAGGTGTTGTTCAGATCAATTCCACTCGTAATTACGGTAATTTCATTTCCTCTACCATTAGTAGGAAAGTTCAACCAATTATCGATGCAAAGCGAGGTTTGCTAACTGCAAGCTGCATTGTTCGGGCCACAAATCAATATCGCCTTTTCTTTAGTGATGGAACTGGCTTGATTATGTATATGACGCCAGGTGTCGTATCGGAAGATGGATCTGTTACAGATCGAGTTGGAGCAATTGTGCAATTCGATTATGGATCAGATCAGTATATGTTCATGGTTTCATCGACTGTTGACATCACTGGTATTGAGCGAACGTTTGCAGCTTGCTCTAATGGATTCGTATATGAATTGGAGCGTGGGACATCATTTGATGGAAATAACATCACCGCTTATTTCATTACGTCATTCAATTCCAGTAAAACGCCACGTAATCGCAAGCACTATAAGCGTATAATCGTGCAAGCAGCATGCACCGGAACTGCAACATTGGAAATTGGTTACGATTTAAGCTATGCAAATAATGATGCAGAATCAGGCGTAAGAACAAGTCAAGATTTGGTTGGTGCTGGTAGTTGGTGGGATAGATTTACCTGGGATCAGTTCACATGGGATGCTCCTTATGTAACTGATTACGAAATCGATACTCCAGGCGATGGCACAAACATGAATATGATCGTCTATGCAAGTTCAGCAATCGATGATGTTTATACGCTGCATAGCACTATTTCAAACTACGTTGTAAGGCGTCTCGCACGATGACAAATTCTTATTACAATCACGCATCAGGTAAGCCTCAAAACGTTTCTCGTGGCTTGTCGTCTGATATGCGATCTGAATTTGATCAGATTGCACAGGCATTTGATAAGGTTCCTGACTTGCCTATTATTGATGGCAGCGGTCAGAATTATTATGTCGATACTGGCACCGTAAATAATATAGCAATTGCTTTGACTACCAATATTTCGTCGGCATATGACGGTATGGAATTGGTAATTAAGGCAAAGAATGCGCCAACTGGAATTAGCACAATTACTGCTGGCTCTCTTCCAGTAGTAAATATTCTTCGTTTTGATGGTTCCCCAATCCAGGCTAATGATTGGGTAACAAACCAGATTATTACGCTTCGATATGACGCAGCTCGTGGAGCATATCAGTACACTCCGCCATTTAATGGAACTGCCACTGTATCAATTCCGCTTAGTGATGGTTCGCCATTACTGAAAAACGCAATTGACACATCAAAACTGCTTCAGTTTAATCTTGCTGCAATTAGCACAGGTACAACTCGCGTATATAGCGTCACTGATCGTAACTTTACGATTTCTCCGTATATCGTCCCTTCTGCTCGCACTTCAAACACTATTTTGGGTGCAGCAGATATGGGATCAATTATTGATTTCACGAGTGGAGGCTTTATCCAGACATTTACCGCTGCGGCATCACTGCCTGCTGGCTGGTTTGTCTACGTAAAGAACAGTGGTACGGTTACGCAAGAAGTGCAATTAGAGGCACCTTCTGCAGTCAGCACGACTTCAACAACATCAAACAGTATCTCAGCAGGTACAACATGGACTGTTGCTACTGGACTGTCTATTTCTACTGGTGATGCTGTTCTTATTCGTCGCACATCTGATACTGTCAACCAATGGATTAGTGGAACTGTCAGTAGCTATAACAGCGGGACAGGTTCATTGGTCGTAACTGTTATTGCGCGTGTTGGTTCTGGCACGTTTACTGATTGGACTATTACTACTCGTCCAACTAATACAGGAATTGATGGACTAGCTAATTTCGTTGTGTATCAGAATGAAATTCGCCTTATTTATAAGGACAACAATCAGTTTAAATCAATTGTTGTTGAGCCTTATTATATGTCACGTATTGTAACGTTCACTTATATCCACCCTCCAAGCTATGGAGGTACTGATCTCGATTTAGTTGGTGGTGGTGGTGGTGGTGGTTCTGGTTGCCGTGGCGCTACTGGTAGTGTTCGCGCAGGTGGATCTCCTGGTGGTACTCCAGCACGTATTGCACGCCGAATTAATGGCCTAATTACTGGAGGGTCGTATCAGTGCAATGTTGGTGCGGCTGGTGTTGCTGGCACCGCTATTACCATTGATAATACCAATGGTAATAATGGTACTTCGGGCGGCGATACGTCCTTTGGCACGATTATTACTGCATTGCGAGGCGTTGCAGGAGTTGGTGGGAGCGCGACTACAAGTGCTGTTTCAGGATCTGGATCAGTTACCGTTGGTTCTTCTGGTGTAACTGGTCAAAATGGCGGCCATCCATTTATTCCAAATATTCTCGGTGATGGTTCTAGTGCATTAAGTAACAATATTGATGGTGGCGGCGCAGGAACTGGTGTTAGCACTAGCTCTGCTGGAAATTCAGTATGGGGAGGGGCTGCCTCTCCGATTGTTGATGCGTCAGCAGCAAATTCGTTTAATTCTGGATCATCTGTTTATGGTGTTCCAGGAGCCGGACATGGAGGAATGGTTACTGCGGCAAATACAGTTCCTGCAATAGCCGGTAGTGCTGGTGCACGTGGGTCCTATACTGTTGGTGGTGGCGCTGTTGGTGGTACGTGCGGAGCTTCTCCAACCGCTGGCGGAAATGGTATTAATGCTGCCGGTGACTATGAGGTAGGCTCATCTGGTGCTGGTGGTGGTTCAAGCAATACTGTAGCAGCACAAAAAGGTGGTGATGGAGGCTTCCCTGGCGGCGCTGGTGGTGGTGGAGGTGGTTCTAGTAATGGACGAAATTCTGGTGCTGGTGGTTCCGGTGCTGGCGGTCGAATGGTTTTGGCAGGAGTAATGTAATGCGAGCTGCTGTTATTGAGAATGGCATTGTCGTAAATGTGATTGAGGTTGAATCCTTGGATTTCATGGAAAATCTTGTGGATGCTAGTATCGCTGGCAGCGTAGGTGACCTTTATCAAGATGGTGCTTTTGTATCGCCTAATAGCGAGGAAAATACGGAGCTAAACAATGGCGGCTAATAATGATGTATTTGGCGGATACACTACGTCAAATTACAATGGGCAACAAGTTATTACTGATGATCGCTGGAAACAAAATCTTCAGACAGCGGCAAATGACTACAATGCTCTGTCTGGCAAGAATCTTTCTGCTAAAGACTATGATGCGATGATTAACCCCACGACTTATCAGGCCCGTTGGGGTTCTGATTCGTCGGGTTCTGGCTCAATCGAAAATGCTGGCAGTTCTGGTGGTGGTTTGATCAACACTGTCCCAAATACTACTGGGCAGAATGGTCTTACTCAGGCTGGATATAGCACTTATGCTCCATCTTCTGCTGCGGCTAGTGCCTATGCTCCCACAAAGTGGACTGTAGACCCTAATCAGACAGTGCAGACGCAACTGCGCGGGGTACTTGACCCAAATTCGCCACTGATGCAACAGGCTGCGACATATGCACAGCAGCAGGCTAATCAACGCGGTTTGCTGAATTCCAGTTTGGCAGTATCTGCAGCCCAAGGCGCACAGATTGAGCGTGCATTGCCTATTGCTCAGCAAGACGCCTCTACCTTTGCAAATGCTGGCCAATACAATGCCACAGCAGAGAATCAGGCAAAAGCACAGAATGCCCAGCTGCAGACTAATACAAGTCAATTCAATGCAGGCTCTGCGAATCAAGCAGGTCAGTTTAATGCTGGTTCGTCTAATCAATCGAATCTTCAAAATGCAACTCAGAACAATAATTATGCTCTGACTTTGCTGACAACTCAGACCCAAAAAGATATTGCAAATCTTAATTCTCAGAATCAGCAAGCTTTGCAGAAGCTGACCAATGATCATGACACGATTATTCGCCAGGATGCTAATGCTGCTACGCTTTATCAACAATACGTGACCAATATCGGTAATATCTCGACCACTAATACTCTTGATGCTGCGGCCAAAGATACTGCAATTTCTAATCAATTGGCAGCACTTCAGGCTGGCCTTGATATGATTTCTCACGTAGGCAGTTTGAATCTTAGTCAATACTTCCAAAGAGATAATACTGCTTTGAATAATCCTCCAGTTTATAACAATGGCGGAGATAAATATCAATGAGCGATCTAGCAAATATTGGTATTAGCAGATCAGAAATCAGTAATATTCAATCTGAAATGCTAAAATTGCCTCAGGTTCAAATTGAAGTAAAGCATGTGTTTGTTAATGGCATGTGTACGAGAACGATTATGATACCTAAAGGTACTCAATTGGTTGGCGCAGTACATTTGACTGACCATGTGAATATTATGTGTGGTGACATTACCATTTTCTCGGACGAAGGCTCTCATAGACTTACTGGCTATCACGTTTTACCATCTGCCGCTGGCACAAAACGCATTGGCATCACGCATGAAGATACTTGCTGGACAACGATTCTTCGTACTGATTTGCAAACTGCTGAAGAAGTTGAGGCACTGTTGACCGCTAAAGATTACGATGACGAACGAGTTATTGCTATGGAATCCAAACCAATGATTAAGCAGGAGAATTAACATGGCTTTTGTTGTGTCGGCAGTTTCTACTGCTATTGCGGTTGGGTCTGTAGCTGCTGTAGCAACAGCGGTTGCAGAAGTGGGAATTGCTATGACTGTTGTCGGCAAAGTCGCAGGAGTAAAAGAGCTTACGAAAGTGGGCCAAGTCCTATCTGTGGCCGGTGGTGTTACTTCCCTGGCAGCTAATGCTACAAGCTTCTTTGCGGATGCTGCGACTAATGCAGTTGGTGATACGGCTAGCTCAGCAGCAGGAGATGCTATTAAGAACGTTGGTAGTCAGGCTGCCGATACCGGTGCTCAAACCTTTGGGGTTGACGTTCCTAAGGTTTCTGATTTTGCTTCCACGACAAATCAAGCTGTAAGCTCTGGCTCAACTGGTGGCGTTCTTAATGGCTCTGGTGGCTTGAGTGATGCTGCTAGCACGGCTGGGACGAATGAACTTAGCTCTATGCCGCAAGCAAGCGGTGAATTGAGTTCTACCCCACAAGCCTCTACTGCGCCTGGAGCAACTAATCTCGGTAGCTCAGCTATTTCAATTGGTGGAACTATCGCACCTCCTGCAGATACATCTTCTGGCGGTATTCAGAAATGGTGGAGTGGTCTAGATAGCCGTACCAAGATGCAAGTATTGCAGACTGGTGCAGGTGTAGCTAGTGGCCTGTTCAATGGTTGGAGTGCGGAACAACGCAATGCATTGGAACGCGACAAACTAAATCTGCAACAGAACCAATATAACAAACAGGTTAGTAATGCAGCTTATGTTCCAAGCATTACTTATGCACGCCCACAGACAGGCATGATTAATACTGTTACTCAAAACATGAATCAAGGAGGCGCATAATGGCCGGTTTGATGGATACAATGACCGCTCAGCAGCAGGCGTCCGTACAAGGTACGCCTCAAGGCAGCGCAATTCCCACTAGTAGCGATCCTATTCTGAAGCAGATTCAAGATGGTATCGACAAGAGTGTATCGCCAAATATTCGCCGTGATTATCTGTCGATTGTTGTAGCGGGAATGAAGGTGCTCAATGATCCCCAGGCGGGTCAGCGCATTGTGAGTCGTCTGCAATCGACAAATAATCTTGTGTCGGACGTATCACAAGGCACGGCAAACATTATGGCTGTGATTGCTAACAACAGTGGCGGACAATTCAATGTTGCTGCTATCGGTCCAGCATCTGTTGTGCTGATGTGTCAGATTCTTGATATGGCAGAGAAGACTGCTAATCTGAAACTTACGCCCGACTTGGCGGCTCAGTGTACGAAAGCTACTGTTGATGCTGTTTTGGAGAAATTTGGCATTAATCAGAACAAAGTACAGGCTGTTGTGCAGTCTGGTCAATCGCAACAAGGTCAAAATAAGGCGGCATAAATGGCTCTCGGATTGCTTTTTGCTGGCATTTCTGGAGGCGGCCAAGCTCTAGGCGAAGCGCTTCAGAAAGAGCAAGCTGTCAACGATGAAAAAGAACTGATGCAGCAACGTGCGGCTCTGGAAGAAGAAAGGGCCAAGCGTCTTGCTGAGTTTCAGCACAATTTGCAATTTGGTGGTATTCAGCGCGCCGGTCAGTATCTGAATCAAGCAGATCAGACTACGCCTCAATCACAAGCCAAGGATATTACGCCTACAGCCACGGCTCCAGTTGCTCAGCCTGAGCCAAAACTGCAACCTACTGGCGATGAAGATATTCGAAACAAGATCGCAGCAATCACGGTCAATACAGAAAGCAGCGGCAATCCTAATGCTGTCGGTCCTAATGTGCCAGGTCAAGGCACTCCCAAGGGCTTGTATCAGGTCATGGACGCGACCAATGCAAATCCAGGGTATGGGGTCACTCCTGCTCAAGATACAAGCGCTGAAGAACGTGCACGAGTAGGACGCGATTATCTGAATGCCATGCTGGATAAGTACAATGGCGATCCAGCTAAAGCATGGGCCGCGTACAATGCTGGCCCTGGTCGTGTTGATGATGCGATTAAGAACGGTGGTGACAATTGGCTTGCTCAACTTCCGCCAGAAACGCAAAACTATGTCGGAAAGAATGTAACTGCTTTGCAAGGCCAGTTTGGTGCACGGGAGAAGACTGCTATTCCTGAGTTTGGAACTGGTGCACAAAATGCTGTAGAAGCTGCTCAGACTCAGCTTGAATCTGCTAAAGGCAAAGCTCCACCACGTGATAGCGAAGTCTTCCAATTGGCTATGCGTAAGGCTTTGCAGGCTGGTGACGGTGAGGCTTACGAGCAATTGCAGCGCTTGGCTAAAGAGCGCTTCGTACCTGCTGGTTATAACGGTGTTGTAGATCCACTGACAGGTGAAGTATTTGGTCAGACTCGTGCACAGACTGCGGAGATTCGCGGGGATATTCAGGCCAAAAAAGATGCTGCTGCCATGGAGCGCCTAAAGCTTACTCTGAACTCTCGTGAAAATCTCGTGAAGAATAAGCAGGTTTATGAAAGCACTTTGACGCCTGAAGACAAAGCCACTGCACAGGCTATCGCATCTGGTCAGCTTCCACCGATCAGTGGTAATGCTTCACGTAATCCCAAAAATCGCCTGATCATGGCTGAAGTATTGCAGCAAAATCCTAACTATACAGCTCAGGATTATGCCAATGCTTCGGCTGCGCAAAAGAAATTCTTTGGCGGTAAAAATGGTGACATGATCCGTTCGTTCAACGTTTCCATTTCTCACCTTGATACACTGTCAAATCTTGCAGACGCATTGCAAAACAATGATATCCCGCTGATCAATAAGTTCGCTAACATGTGGGAACAACAGACGGGTCAGCCCGCACCTACCGAATTCAACGCCGCTAAAAAGATTGTAGGCGATGAATTGGTAAAAGCTATCGTTGGCTCTGGTGGTGCATTGGGTGATCGTGAATCGATGGAGAAAACACTTGATGCGTCAAATAGTCCTGCTCAGCTTAAAGGCGTAGTAGGGACGTATCAAGAGCTGATGGCTGGTCAATTGGCTGGTTTGAGCAAGCAGTATGAATCGACAACTGGACGCCAGGACTTCGGGCGATTCCTGACCGATGAGGCGAAAGACCTGTTCGCACATACTGATGTTGGCCGCAAAGCTGTCGCTACCATTGGAACAGGCGGGAATGTTTCTGCGGCTGGCGGTCTGGCTCGTGTATCTACCGATGCTGATTACAATGCTCTGCCTAGCGGCTCTACATTCATTGGCCCTGACGGTAAAACTCGTAGAAAGCCTTAAATATGGGATGGCAAGACGCACCTGTTGTTGAATCTCCGCCATCTGGTGGATCTTGGCGTGATGCGCCACTTCTCACAAGTGATAAAGCATCATATAGCGGAGCATCGGCTATTCCTGCTGCGGTTCCATCAGCCGCTGGTGCTGAGCGCGCACGATTGAATGCGCAACGTCCTCAGCCAAAAGAGGAAGAGCCTCGATTGCTAGACCGTATTACAGGCGCTATTGAGGCTGCTCGTGCTGTGGGCTCTGGCCTGACTACTGGTGCACTTGGCTATGTTGGTGGCGCATTAGGCGGCATTGCTGGATCTATTGCTAGCGGTGAATTTGGCACAGATGAAGGCTTGCGCCGTGCTAAAGAGGCTGCGGAACAAGGAGCGGCGAAACTTACCTACGCACCACGTACCAAACTCGGCCAGGAATATACTCAAAATATTGGTGAAGCTATTGAGAATACTGGCATCCAGGGAGTTCCAATCCCTGAATTGGAATCTCTTGGCCGCTCAATTACTGCTGGTCGCGCCGTGACAAAAAACTTGGCAGCAGCTACTGCTGGCGAGCAAGCAGCACGTGATAATGTTATTGCAAGTGGCCCACCACAGCCACTTGCTGGTGTTGGTTCTGCCGCAACTGATGAAGCCCTACAGCGCGTTCAGCGTTCCCAGGAATTACCTGTTCCAATTGATCTGACGCAGGGCCAGGCTACACGCGACTTTGCACAGCAACGATTTGAGCGTGAGACGGCGAAACTTCCTGAGGTTGGTGGCCCACTGCGTGAACGATATGAAACGCAGAATGAACAGATGCTTCAGAATCTTGATGCATTCCGAGATTTGACTCAGGCTGAACAAGCATCATTGCGTGGCGTTGGTGAAAGTGTTGTGACGGCATTGGCAGAGAAACAGGCTGCCAAGAAAGCTGAAATCAGTGCGGCTTATGATGCCGCACGTAATGCTGGTGAAATGGTAGAGCCAATTGATGTTGCACCTATTCGTGACTATCTGCAAAACAATGAGCCAGCAGCAATCAATGCTCCTGTACTCAATTCTGTCAAACAGTTCGTAGATAAGTTAGATAATGGTTCAGGTGCCATTCCACTGAATGATCTGGAAGAGTTACGCAAAGCTGTAGGTCGCCTGTCTCAGCCAGGAACTCCTAATGCTGTATATGGTGGTGATGTAATCCGTTTGATTGATGGTATCACTCAGGATGCAGGTGGCCCGCTATATCAACAAGCCCGCCGCATGTACGAGAACTACGCCAATGAGTTTAAGAATAGGCAGGTCATCAACAATATGCTTCGTACGAAGCCGGGTACTAATGACCGTGCTGTCGCATATGAAGATGTCTTTGACCACGCGATTCTGAAGGGTAGCCTTGATGATGTACGTGCTGTTCGTCGCACTTTGCAGACTGCAGGGGACAATGGCGAGCAGGCATGGCGAGAACTTCAAGGCCAGACAATTCAGCATATCAAGGATTCAGTAACGTCCAATGTTGCACGTGATTCTAATGGCAATCCAGTTGTAAGCCCTGCCAAGTTGGATCGTATCGTCAATGCATTGGATACTGATGGAAAGCTTGATTTCATATTCGGTAAGAAAGGTGCTGAGCAAATCCGTGCAGTTAATGACATTGCTAAGGATGTGTACACTTCTGCACCTAATGCGGTGAATAGTTCGAATACTGCTAGCGTTCTTATCGGCTTGCTTGACACTGCTATTTCCGGCACTTCTGGATTGCCATTACCAATTGGCACAGTATTGCATCAAGGCGTAAAACGAATTAAACAACGTCAATTGGTTAATCGGGTTAATGAGTCATTGACTGCACCATATGCAGAGCAATATCGTGCTCAGAAATCAACTGGTGATATTGTTAATGATGCCCTCAATTCTGTTGAGCCTTATGTTCAACAAATGGATCAGCAGTCTCAATCTCAAAATCCAGCACTGCAAGCAGAAATTGAAAGAATCCGCCAAATGCAAAGTAATCCAGGCGGCCAATAGTTAATTGTGAATGACTGCCTTAATGCATTAAAATCAGCCCCGGCAATATTGCCAATTACCAATGGAAACTATCAAAATGAAATCTCTTAATATGGCTACCGGCGCAGGTGGCGGCAAACAACGCCCTACTGAACAAAAAGCAGTTCAGCCTAAGCCAAAGAAGAAATGAATCTGTTGCGCTTCCGTGTTTTATTCGCGCTAATCGGATGGTTAGCGTGGTACGTGCATATGTATGTCACAGCAACTCTTCCCAACACCCCCGAAGGAATGCTGTTATTTCACGGAAGCGCGGCTGCAGTGGATCTTTTTTTAGTGTACAGCGCGCCTCGTTTGCTTGAGGGGAAACTGTGCGACGACATACAGACCCTATGTCTTGTCTCAATTGTCGGTAATGCGCTCGGATGGGCGCTATACCTGGCCTACCTCCCGCCAGTGTTCTATGACACTTTTATGGGAATGTTAGGCTATGTGCAATTGGCAAGACTCTTTATGGTTGACTATGATGCTAATCATCTGGGGTGTGATTTGGTTCGCCGTCCTCGTATCTTGGGCGCGTAACTTAATCCTGAAGAGGCGAATTAATGAGCGATCAAGAAAACGTCAAAGCAGCAATAGAGACTACCCTGAGTAATCCAAAAGTCTCAAGTGTTGTTGCTGCTATTACTGGAACATCTGGCGCGGCTGGTTTGATGAGTGATATTCACTTTATTCTAAGCTGCATTTCTCTTAGTATTGGCTGTTTAGTAGGTCTTTACACTCTTTACATTTTGCATATTAAGGCTAAGATTTATAAGCGAATGCAAGAGGATAATGAAAGTCTAAAGGAATAAATCATGAAACTAGAGATCGTTGAAGACTGGAAGCATGCATGGAAATGGATTTCTATGTGGTGCATGACTATCGCAATGGCTATTCAAGGTGCATGGACATTCATTCCAGATGACATGAAAGCTTCTATCCCGCATAGCATCGTAGAAGGTGCTACTGTTGCTCTTCTCGGCATTGGTATTGTTGGCCGCTTGACCAAGCAAACGAAAGCAGACGTTGCGGGAGATGATAGTGCAAATCAGCCGTAACGTTCAAGCCTTTCTGGATACGATTGCTTATTCGGAGATTGGGCCTAAGCTACTTTCTCTCAGCGACAATGGATATGACGTAGTAGTAGGCTCTACTCTGGAAAATCCAGTTCTTTTTAAAAGCTACGCTGCTCACCCGAAGATTCGAAGCCAGCGCTTTAATAGCGATGCTGCTGGACGTTACCAATTCATGGGCCGTTATTGGGACTTCTACCGCAATGTTCTGAATCTTCCTGATTTCGGTCACGAGTCACAAGACAAATGGTGCATTCAGCTTATCAAAGAGTGTCACGCACTGGATGATGTGGAAGCCGGACGATTTGACCTGGCAGTAAAGAAATGCGCTAGTCGGTGGGCAAGTTTTCCTGGCGCTGGATACAATCAGCACGAGAATAAGATGGAAGACCTCAGAAACGCTTTTACAGCGGCTGGCGGAGTCCTGGCATGAATCTCACGCTTATTCAGATTAAAGCGCTTGTAGCCGCCGTAGCACTAGTAGGATTCGCTGTTCTAGGTGTTTGGTATCATCACCATGTATTTGAAGAAGGCGTTGCCCAGGAAGGTGCGCGGCGGGACAAAATTGACGCTATCAACAAAGCGAAAGCTGAAAACGAGTTGGCTAAATCGAATGAGCGTGTTGACCAAGCACAGAAGCAATTGGATTACTCCCGCGAGCAACTGTCTGGAGCATTTAAGGATCTGGAAAATGAAAAGTCGAAATCTGCTGCTTATCAGTCTGACCTTGCTGCTGAGCGCGTGCGCTACACAGTCCTCGTCAAGCAACACAATGCTAGTCAAACCAAAGACACTGCAAGTCCCGGAACTGGAAGCCTGGATCAAGTATCCTATGTTGAAGCCGACCTCTCAGGAAGTGCTGCAGTCGCAATTGAACGGCTCCGACTCAACGAAAACTCAGCAGTAATTCGGCTCAATGCTTGTATCGCATCTTACGATGCAGTGAAGAAGGCGGCAGATTCTCTGATGGTTCCCAGTGAGTGAATCGAACACTCGCTTATCGCTTACAAGGCGATTACTCTGCCACTGAGTTAACCGGGATTTTGTGGAGCAGGACGCCAGTAACGATATGGTCTATTCCAGCTTGGAAGGCTAGCGTGTATCCATAAACACTTGTCCTGCCTGGAGCGACATGAAGGAATCGAACCCTCTTAAAGCGGACTAGAATTCCGCTGCATCATCCAGTCTGCCAATATCGCATCGGCCCGTTTCGTGGGCTAGCCGGTCAGATCACCTGAGGAAAGATGAACCATGGAGGTACTCAGGCTCTGACTGCTGCCGATACATCCCGTCTGACAGCTCCGGTGGCCCAATCATTCTTTACCACAGCTTTTTTCTAAGCTTCTTACCACATCTAGGACACTGGCTAATCTTCATTCCTTCTGAGACAAGGTAGTAAATCGCAACTTGTCCATTTGGAACTTTGTGACCTATGAGTTTGCATAGTAACCGATTCCACATGATTCTAGTTCCAGAAGTCAGTATCTTTTGTGACGATGTACACTAAAAGATACAGGATACATATCGCAGCCCATAAATTCATCTCCGTCTCCTTGTGTTTCTTAAAGTATAGCGTAAGCTTTAGGAAACACCACTTACAGGAGGCGGAAATGCAACAGTCAAAGCCAACCAAGGAACAACTGAGGCAGTATCTCTATCAGCGTCAACAGAAAAGCGATCCTCCGCCAACTCCTGATGAAATCCGTAGGCAATTAGGCTGGCATATGCTGCCTAACGCTACTTCTCGCTAAATCTTGACCGTGCTTCGAATGTAATTGACCAGCCTGGCGATTCTTTCGCACTGTTCTCCGTCGCCTTCTGAATATTTACGGAAGGCTTCGGAGTATATCTCTCCCGCTTCTTTCACCAATAAATCCCGGCTTACTGCTCGATGAAATTGATATGCATTGATCTTCTTTGACTTAATCGCAATAAGATCAGCCTCATCAATTTCAATGTCCATTATTGCTCTCTCAAGTGTTTGAATGACTGCTTTACCTTGATCGTTTTAATACTTCTCCGAAGATTATTTACAATATCTACGGCGCGGTTATATTCCGATTGCGAGCAAAGCTTTATTTGCACTCCATAGCAATTGATCCCTTCGCGTATGGCCTCCAATTCACTCATATGACAAACCGAGCCTTTATCGGCAATCATCCGAAGTCCAATTTGATTCATTGCTTCGTGAGCATTGTTTAAATATTCAATCAGGTTATTACCGATATTTAATTCGCAAAGTGCTTCACCTGCGTTTAATATCTCTACGATACGTTCCCATTCATCCCGCCTAGCCTCTCCCTTCATGAATTTCTGGAAGGCTTCAATTGCTGGACCAATAAGCCATTTCTGATTTTCATGCGATATTAGTTTAGCCGCATTGCATGCCAATCCAATAGGATTATATGTTTGCTTTGGCCCGGAATATTTCTTGTTACGTTTCTTCATTTAATCTTCTTAACTTCGTCGCAAACCATGACAATCTCATTGCCGTAGTTTGAAAACTTTGCAGTAATCTTGACTGGTTTTTCGCATTGAACAATTAATGCTTTCATGGCTTGCTCTGTATCGTTTTGGCTAGAGCAAGCACAAAGTAATAGCGCGATGGGAATATATTTCATCATCCGATGCTCTTATACAGTTCTCGCTGGCGCTTAATCTCTTCCAGGCGTTCTAATTTTTGAGGATCAGAGCGCAGTTTCTTGAACAAACGGCTTTTACCTGCTGCAGCTTCTTCTGACGCCAATTGCTCTCGGCTAGGCAAAAAGAAACCTAATGTTCCCTTTGAAGTGCGCCCTTTTCGAATAAGGCCATCCAATTCCATATTAAGCATGATATGCATGACCGATGCTTCGCCAACCTTCAAATATTTCGCTACGGATTTAACAGAGACAATATCTCCAATCCTTCCGCGCAGATAATTTAGAATCTGCGGCTGAAATGTAGTGATTTCTTCTGTTTTCATTTGTCCTCTTTCTCATCGTCACCATTGTCAAAACTTAGTGCAATAATAATAAGGGCTAATGCGCCTAATAGGATATAAAACAATTCCATTATTCTTCTCCTTTACTCCTAGCCTTCAATCTGACCAGGAGCGATGATTACTTGTTCGTCTTCGATAGCTCGGGCGATGACGGCGTTGGCGACAGCCGTTAGTTTTAGGCCCGATGGCCCATTTTCCCATGCGGAAATCAATTCGTGGTCGTTCATCTTCGTCTTCGGATATTCAGGTTTTGGCTTGACTCGGTATTCAATGCCTTCATTCCATAAAGGGTTATAAGTACAATCTACCCATGGCCGAGTAGGGTTACCGCGACATTCGATTTCTGCGCCCGAAGCCCACGCTACAATCTGATCATGGTGTTTATGTGGCTTATTCATTTCTCATCCTTCCATTCGACTATATTCTTTGTCATCGGCATACCAATAAATATTTCCCCACATGAGCCGCATTTCATCAATTCGCCATGTTTAATAGGGCTTCCATCTAAATGCGTGGCTTTTTTTGAATCTGTACGTTCTCCATATTTGGGCCGTTCAGTAAGAAAGAATGCAGGCTTTCCACATTCAGGATGGATATATACATATTTCTTATAATACTCTTTACCGTTCTTATCCTTACCAAAGTATTTCTCTGCCAGATATTCAGCTAGAGCAGCAAATAGCAATGCAATGCCTACTATGGATAGAATAGTCACAATGTCGCTTTGAGTGTCAGTCATTTCTTTTCCTTTTGCTCATGATACGCATCCATTAATTGACCAGAAATATGCTGAATACTATAAGCCTCAAATTCATCTGATGGGTTTGTCTCTCCATAGTTCTCTTTGATGGCTTGCCAAATGTGAACAGCCTCATGGACTAAGAGAGCGGCCATCTCAATGCCTGTAACACCTTCTACATCTCTTATACATACCAGAGCACATGTTTTTCCTTTATCACTTTCAAAAAAATGTGTAGTAGCACCATTCCATACATTGCTGATGAATAGTGGCCAAGTATTGCCCGGAACTCCTAATTTCTTCAATTCCTTATGAAACATCTTTTCAGATGTGCATAAGCCAAAATATAGAGGGGAAATTACCAACGTACGATTGCACCAAACGCTCATTTTTTCTCCCTTTGTATCATCATAAAATCAGCCATCTTATACGCCTCTTCCGCGATATTAGGAAACCAAACGTTGTCACCACTGTAAAGTGAGTTAAGTAAACTCGGAAGCGCAGCAATTGCGAATGCATCGCGCAGTGTCATCCCTGGCTCCGGATCACTTCCCCATGCTCCACCGAATTTAGGATGAGGGAATGCTGATTGTTGTTTTTCGTCGCTCATGGCATCACCCATTGTTGAATTGGCATCGGGATATTACACAATGCGTCGCAATAAACAATCAACCGCTCCGTGCACTGATCATCCTCTCCGAGTAATTGGAGATGACGGAACTTTTCCATGGTCTGATACCAAAGATCTGAACTTGTATCATTATTGATATTCAGGCGCCATTCAGGAGAAGTATAGATGGCAAGAAGGATCTTTATTTCGTATGGACTCATATTTCACCTTATTTTTTATTTGTCAATGTTAGCTTCCGGTTTCCAATATCCTCACTAGCACCGCGTTTGCGGTTGCATTTGGCATGAGAAATAGCCAAATTATCCATAGCTAATGTACCGCCTAAAGATCGTGGTTTGATATGTTCAAGCGTAGCTTTTGATTCATCCACAGGCAGGCCGCATACGAAACATAAGACCTGCCCATGCTTTTTAAGCAGCATCTTGTAGATAGTCTCTCTTCGGCTCTTTCTGATCCTGCTAGAAATCTTAGCGTAGCTCTTTGACATATATCACCCGATCGAAGCAATAGCCATGCGTTCATCCATGATGCGCTCAATGATAGCCTTGTGCTGTGGGCGCGGCGCCAAGGGCCGCATAATCGGTTTCTCGGCCTGTTCTGCAGCAAGTTGGGATGGCGACGGAATGTAATAGCGCTTGCACTTGCCCAGCGGCTCTTTGCGGATGATCTTGTCGCGCTCCATGTTCTCTAGCACCAGGCGCAGAGCTGGCAGTCCAATACCAAGCTTCCGGCTCATCATCATGTCAGAGTAGCCAGCAGATTCCTTTGTCAGCAACCGCATGACTTCCTGGCGTGCAAATGCTTCTGTGTATTCCTTAGTCATTTAACATCCTCGCTAATAATCTTGCATTCAATAATCTTATCTCGCAATACAGTTTTCCCATATCGCTGACAGTCTTTAAATGTTGAATTGCTTGCAGATACATTAGATGCAAAGGCTCCAACTGCTGCGCCAATTCCCATTAGCACTATTAAAAACATAATCACAACAAATTCGTCATCCATTTCTTTCTCCTAGTTAAGCTGCTTTAGTTCGTCCTT